GAGGAAAGTTCTTATGTTTCTGGGTTTGGGTATCTGACAAAGAAACCTGAAGGAACCGGGTTTACTTTTGACGATAGGATTCAAGGCCCCAAAAAGGTTTGGAATCATGATGCTTATGCATTGGCTTGCAGGATTACTGAGGAGGCTATCGAAGATGACCTTTACAGTGTAATGAGTCAAGCCATGAAGGGATTGGGTACGTCAGCAGCAGCAACCAGACATTTAATTGCAGTAAGAATGCTGATGAACGCAACGGAAACCACATATCATACTTGTGGTGATGGTAAAGCTTTGTGTGCGGATGACCACGTAAGACTTGATGGTGGTACATGGGATAATCTTGGTAGTGCAGCAGCACCCACCACAGCAACGGTTGAAGCAGCAGTTGCAGCTTTTGAAAATATTGTTGACCATCGTGGTAAGCGATATGATCAGAAAGCTAAGACTATCGTATGCGGCCCTACTCTTGAGTTCACAATGGCAAAGATACTCGAATCTGTCCTTGTAGCTGAGAATGCTAATAATGCCAACAACACATTAAAAACCAGACGTTCTTTAACTCTTGAGATTGAATCAGAGATTACAGACAACAGATGGTTTGTGCAGGGAACAAAAGACCCTGATATTGGGTTGATTTGGTTTGACCGTAAAAAACCTGTAACCAGACGGCATGGTGATCCTGATACTGGAGATAGCATTTTCAGTATTTATACTCGTTTTAGTAATGAGTGTAATGATCCACGTCAGATTTATATGGTTCCAGCAGCCTAACCAGTTGAGTTGGCGGACTCAACTAAACTTTAAGGAGTTTTTAAAATGGCAGACCCAACAAGACAAACAGATTTTAAAGTAGAAGGTGAATTTGTAGGTGCTACAGACGAAACACAGGCAAGTCATATTACAGACCTTGCAAATGATGCGAACGGAACGGCTATAGCGACAGCAGTTAACGCTATTCTTGCAGCCCTTGAAGATGTCGGAATACTGGCAGATACGTAATGGAAATTAATATTATAGGAATGGGAAAAAAAGGAAGTTCCCATGATTATAAATTATACGGATATAATGTCTTACAAGAGGATATGTATGTGGGAAGTTTATAAAAACGATGTAATCACAACATATGAGGATGCCGGTGGAGTTACCAACACGGCACACGAAGGTGCAAACCGTTTAGGAAATGATTACTTCACAGATGAAGCACTTGCAGAGACAGACGAGATCCTTTCCCGGTGGTTAGTTTGCGATAGATGTGGTATTCCGCCAAAATCCAAAACCGATTTGGTTAAACAAAACGGCTGGTTAATTTGCCAAAGTTGCTTGGATAAATAGGAAACATACAGAGGAATTAAAACATGGGTGATGCAAGAACAACCACAGTAGCAAATATAACAACTCGATTCAATTATGAGTTGCGGAATACTCAGGCTGTTCAGTGGGAAGCTGCGGAAACATTAAATTATATTAACAAGTGGTTATCTTTTATCTATATGATTCTTGTTGAACATGAGTCTGACTTGGTTATAAATACAACACCGGGAAGTTTTGTAACGGTGGTAGGCACACCGACCTATGATTTATCAACAAACAGTATGGGTGATTTACTTGTCCCTATTCATGTATGGTTGGATGGTCTTGCAGAACTTGAAAAAGCTGAAGAATCGGACAGCATGGCTCATGTAATCAGCAAAGAGCAGGGGAATACATCATACAGTCAACCTTCATCTTACTATATAGAAGGTGATAACATGGGATTATTACCGTTCCCGGATGATATTTATACTGTAAAGGTTAAATATATTCCAGATTACACAGAACTTACCTTAACGACTGAATCAATTCCATACAAAAATTTATTTAACAATGTCCTTGTTGAAGGTGTGAAAGTAATTGCCAAAAACCGTGAAGGATACGGTACGGCTGTTGACGCAGCTTTAATGGAATTATTCCAAGACAGGGCAATGTCAATATTAAGAAAACGACAAAAACAGAATGCGAGCCTGTATGTTTGAAAGACTTTCAAATAGCATAGCTTCAAGACCGAGATTGCCGGAAAAGGTTTTATCCTTTGGGCCGTGGCCTGATGGTTTGGTAACAGAGGTACAACCGGAACAGATGTCAAAATCTCAATTATCTGAAGCATTGAATATTATTATGATTGGGTATGGTTCTTATCGAACCCGTGATGGTTCTACATTGGTATGCACAGAATGTTCGGGCAGTCCAGTTCAAGCGGGGGATATCAAGATCGGCGGCACTTGGTATACCATAATAAGTGATACAGATAACAAACTGTATTACAACAATTCGGGGACAGCAACCGCCATTGCAACCTTGGAAGGGGATGCCCGGTTTATTTCATTCATGGGCATCCTCATTATTTCTGATGGCAGTTTTTTAAAATCCTGGGATGGAACGACTTTAAAGATTTTGCATGATAACGGTACTGGTACAAGCGCATATCAGGTTAATAAAAGGACTGATGTTCCCACAACAAACAAACCTTTGGGAAATGGAACAATCACAGCAGTTGAATACACTTTTACAACCCAGGCATGGACAGCAGGTTATACAATACCACCGACACATATTTATGCAACCATGTATAAGGTTGGTTCTCCCACAGGTACAGTAACAGCCAAAATCAAACGAACAGATGATGATACTGAAATGGCATCAAAGGCAATCTCAACGACTGTTGCAGATTTTGTGGTTGATACAGATGGTCTTGAATATGAGGCGATTATTACCAGTTTTGATGTGTCAATTGAGTTGAGCCCCAACACTTCTTATTATATCAGCCTTGAATATACAGGTGGTAATAGTTCAAACTATGTTAATGTTAAAGCCATTGATACAGACAATCCACAGGTATCTTTAAAACCCGGTATGCCGCCCAAAAGTGCTTTTGCGGTTGTGTCAAAAAATAAAATTTACTCCATGGAGGGTCTTGACGGGACAAATCCAGGCTGGTTGTGGTACTGCAAGGCAGGGGATGAAAACGACTGGTCAACAAGTGGGTCGGGTGGTTATATAGGTGCGATTGATTCAAGCGCAACATCCTATCCCATATCAGGTATTGCAGCATGGGATGAAGGAGTTTGGGTTTTTGGTTCACCAAGACAACCATATTTAGGAAAACTGACAGGAGACATACCAGCAGATTATCAGATAATTGATTCAAAGCAAAAAGTATCAGGTGATTATAAATCAATTATTGTCACTCCTGATGATATTGTATTTGCACATCCATCTGGGGTGGATTTTTTAACATCTATTCAGGAATATTCTCAAATTGGAGTTACCACTCAAACCGATAATATCAGAAAAACCATTCAAAAATATTTCACATCGGCAGCAGTGGCAGGATATGACCCTCAGTGGGGGTTGTATCTGCTTAAAATGGCTGGTACGGATGATATCTATGTTGTGCATACCCGGTCAAAGTCAGTACGCTATAAAGGCAAAAGGTCTTATTCTTTCAGTCCATGCACCAGATGGCGGTATAATGTTGGTGCAAACGAATCAGTCACATGTTTTGGCAGTGGTGATGGTTATATGTATGTGGGCACTGATGCTGGAAGTCTTTACAAAATGGATAAGACAAAATTCAAAGATAACAGTAGAGACATAACATTTGCTTTAAAGAGCAAATATGAAACCTCTGTTTTCGGTGAAGTCCAGGCAACGAAATTATCAATCAATAGTTTTAGCTTAACAGGCGGTGGTATCACTTTTAAGTTTTATCGTAATTATTACCGGGATTCTTTTTTTAATTATAGTTTTGATTTGCCGGTTGATTCAACTTTATTGACCGTGGATGCAGATATGCTGACCGTTGAAGCAAATTTTCTTTCAAATCCTGAAGCTTTTTTTGATAGATCAGATATAAATTTTAATTACAGAACATTAATGATTGGCCTTGAGGATATAGTTGTAGTTGATGAACCAATTTATTTTGGCCTTATTAATATTTTAACCCGAAAACTAAGGGGGTTATAAGTGGGAGTTGAATTAATAGATGTAAATGATGGCACTGTTGCACAGGATATGGCAAATGCTGATACTAATTTTGATACCATTGAGGGCTATCTTGATGAATTAGAGGCTGCACGGGACGGTGAGGCAACATTATTAGCTCAAATAGATGCTATCCAGGCTCTCAATGCGACAGTAACGACAGAGGTTACAAATGCCAGGGATGGTGAATCGACTCTCTTGGCTCAAATTGATGCGTTACAGGCGTTAATTGCAACCAATATTGCAGATATCTCATTGCTTGGCAGCGCAGAGTTGCCCGGTCAGTCTGGAAACTCAGGTAAGCAATTAACAACAAATGGCTCTGTGGCATCTTGGGAAACCCCAAAGAGCAGCGCAGATAAGACAAGTACAGCCACGCTGACAGCAGAGGAAGTAAATGGAACCCAGACTCTTACCAACGATGGTGCAGCTGGAGAGGTTGTTTTAACATGGCCCGCCCTGGTAGACGGTCAAGAGGCCACATTTTATGTCAACGATGCCCAGTATTTACAAATAAAAGCACCAGCAGCAACAACGATCAGGATAGGTGCTGTTCAATCAGCAGCAGCAGGATATGTAAGATCAAATACGGTAGGGAATTGGATAACAATAAAAGCCATGCCAGATGAGTTGGTAGTTTTTGCTTACGGCGGCACATGGAATTACGACCAATAAAGGGGGGAATATGGCAGGAACTTTTGGAAATAGTTTTAAAACACCATCAAAAATAGAAGTTATAAGTGAGGATACTGTAGTAGTTGGGACAGACGATGTTACCCCGAGTGATATTACAGGTTCGGATTTAGATACAGCTTTAACAAATGTGGCTGACATAACTTCTGTGGCCGAAGAAGATTGGGATGATCTTTTAAGTATTTCTGGTACAGGCGGAATACAGTCCAGAGAAGTTACTAATATTTTCAGCATAACTGTAGATATTGTTGAGACGGCTGCAAATGCCTTGAGGGCACAGATTGTCGTGGATGGTGTCGTTATAGCGGATGCATATGTAATCAGGGACGCAGGAGATAATCATACAGCCAGTTTTAAATATTTAGGCTCAGGTAAAGATGGTCCTGCTGCTTTATTCTCAATACCAATTTATTTCAACAGCTCTTTTGTGATTCGAGCAGTCAGAAAGGGTGCTTTTGTGGATGCTGGGTCTGAAGTTAGTTTTAACAAAATGCGTTATGTGGAGTTTTAAATATGGAAATAATTACAGAGAACGGTAAACAATTTAAAGTATCGGATGATAGAAGAGTTAAGAGTATTTACTCTGACAAAGTAAAATCAGCACCAAAACCAGTTACAATGTCAATTCTCACGGCTAAGCAGTTTCAGAAGCTTGTTTTAGAAAAACTTGGCATAGAAACGGAGGCTTAATGATAAGCCACGGAATAACATATCCAGACAGCCTTGATAGTAAAGGCATTAATGATGCCATTAAGTCAATCGGTAACGGAGATGGTGCCGTTAAGCTTCTACCAGAGGTGTATAAAATTGATACTCCGATTCTTATTTCAAAGAATTTTGTAACGCTTTGTGGTACAACTCCCGGAAGAGAGGCAGGATACAGCGGACATGGAACAACATTAAAATTAGTGTCTGGCCCTGACGTTATAAAATTAGGTCAAGATAATAACGATGTTGTGATTGGTGCGACTTTAAGAGATATGGATATAGATGCCCAAGGTGGGGTTGGAATACTGGCAACAGAGAAAACGAATCGATGTTTATTTGAAAACACTCATATTCAAAATGCGTCCACTGCCTGGCACATACCACATAAATGTTGGGGATTAACATGGAATAATTGCAGAGCAAGCAACTGGACAAGATTTGGGGTTGATTTAAGAGGTGCTTCAGGCAATAGTGTATTTAATAACTTTAAAGTCAGAACAAATGGCAGCTCCCCTGGTATTTCAGCTTTTAGGATTGGAGTAGATGCACCAGCTTATTGTGTTAGTTTTTATGGTTGCAATTTTGAACCTAAACAAAATCAATATGTTTTTGATATCAGAAGAGGTGGAGCGTTTAGTTTTAACGGATGTTACTTTGAAGCTGAGGACAATTCTTGCCGAGATACTTTTAGACTTGGATATAAGGGTGAGATAGATGGATTTATGTTCACCGGTAATCATGTCCAGGGAGGTGGTTATCATAGTTCAGCATTTAAGATGGATCATCATCCAATGAATGCTATGGTAATTCAGGGTAATACATTTAGAAATTATAAAGTATCAGTGATCAATAGAAATAGCCATACAGCCCATAACGACTGTACGTATGCAAATAATCATTTAAAAAACGTGCCGGCAGTATTTGACGGTAAAATTATAGGATGGGAGTAAAATTATGGAAGATACAATAACATTCCCCGAAAACAATATTAATATGCCCAGTATGCCACAATATACGCCTATTTTACAATTCGACGGTGTGGGAACATCAATGCCGGAATGGGATGCAGCCTATGCTAATTTAAAAACATTACCGGGACAAATTGATAACTGGTCAAATGAAGCTATGAAATACCAAAGAGGAACAGGAGATCAGATATCATCTATTTTGGGAAATTTGATGGAACGAGGCCCGGCTGGAATTGGCGGAGGAACAGAAAAAACAGCATTACAGTCGAAGTATCTCACTGATTTTTCCAGAGTGTTGAATGATAATAAGATGAATATTATGAACAACGCCAATAACATGAAAGCTCAAGCCATATCTGCCATGCCGGGTCAGGCAATGCAGGGTGTAAATGCACAACAGAACGCTGATATCATGAATATGAATAATCAATATAACTATGCAAATTTGAACGCCAGTAATAGATTTAATTATGATAATATGAACATGAACAACCAATATAATTGGGCAAATTTGGCAGCGAATGACGAATACAGATGGGCTGATTTGGCTGCCCGGATGCTTACTGATGGGTATTAGGGGGATATATGGGATATTTTGACAACGATTCTGGTGATTATACATTTGATACCACAAATGTCAGTGCAGACCGAGATTATTTCGCTGGGAGTAATGAGGGGCATAGCGATAATAATAGTAGCAACCCCGTTACTGGTTCTAGTGATTTTGACGGGCAATACACCACTGCATGGGGGGGGTACGTAACACCACCCGAATTGCCACCAGTAGACCCCAATTCTTGGCAATACACCACTGCATGGGGGGGGTACGTAGCACCACCCGAATTGCCACCAGTAGACCCCAATTCTTTACTAAATAAAATTAAAAGTGTTGCATACAATGCGTTGGAAAAGGTTATTGATACTTTGTCTTTGTCAAATCCTATCACCGTTGGTTTGAATATAGCATCAAAAATGATTTCGGGTAAAACTCTGGGGCAGTGGACTTCATATTATGTACAAGAAGGTCTTGCAGCAGGCATGTCAACTACAGAAGCCCAAGAATACGCAGAAACAGAATCAGCAAAGAAACTAAACGGAGAGATGGAAGGCAAGTCAGATACAGAAATACAAGATTACTTTGAAAGCTCAAATGAAGGGCACAATAATAATAACAGTGACATTTACGACCCTGCAATGGACTTACCAGCCGGAAATATTAATAATCCGGGCACAGGAACCCCAGCCGGAAATATTAATAATCCGGGCACAGGAACCCCAGCCGGAACCACAACTCCTAACAACATAGGCATACCAGCAAACATGATGCCCGGTATTAACGATTTTGTTACAGGATCGAACGCAATCACAGACCAATACAACACAAACGCAACCGGTTTGATGGGTGAGTTTAAAAACTTTGGTGAAGAATACACCGGCAAGTACGACAATATCATGTCTAATTATCAGAATAATATAGCTCCTATCCATGACAGGGTTAACAGTCTTTGGGATGATTACCTTGATTTTGAGAAAACATATTTTGATAAATATGAAAATGTCCAGAATGATTATCAAAATAATCTTGACAGTATGCCACAGATGAATTTGCAAATGCCTGGGTCTATGGGTGGTGCCACGGTTTCACTTGCTCCAAGAGTTCACAGTGCAATGTATGGAGACCAGGCAAATACAATGAAGGGTTTAATAAATATTCAAGGAAATGCTGCTCTTGCTGGTATGGATTCAAGAAACACTCTCAATAATAACAAATTTACCATGTATAACACTGAAGCCAACACTATGGGTAATCTTGTTAATAATCAGGGCAATATAGCTCTTGCAGATATGAACTCCCGAAATTCTTTAAATAATAATATGTTCAACACAAATCAAATTGATTTAACTAATTCTTTTATGCCGACACAGACAGCACTTGACCTTTATAAACTGGAAAGGGCAGGGGAATTAGATTTACAACAAATAGACGCAAACCAGCCAAGAGAACCATCCACGTTAGAAAAATGGGCACCTATTGTTGGTTCATTATTAACCACACCAACGGGGAGCGACCAAACAAACCTGGGATCAATTTGGGATACTGTAACAGGATTTTTTGATTAAGGAGTAAATATGGAAACAACACAACCACAGATGCCATCTAATAAAGACAGCCAAATGAACGCACTTGCAAATATTATTCCTCAAATCATGAATGCTGTGGGCGGCGGAGATAGAAGAACAGCCGCTTTGCTTGCAAAACAGCGTGAGCAAAACGAAGTGAGAATGCAGCAGGCACAAAAGAAGAATAGTACCAAGATGGCAGTAAGGCAGATAATGGAAGAAAAAGCCAGAACAGGAAAGATGACACCACAAAGAATGATTGAGATTACGGATCTTAATAATGGAGATGGTGGGGAAGTTTTAAAGGTTGTCAACGCATGGGGGACATATCAACAGCAACAACGAGGGGATAAAGTATCTGTACACAAATATATGCCAGCACAAGAGAGAATTGCAGGGATACCAGCCTTTGACGGCATACCAGATGCAGGTATTAATCCTTCAGCAGCAATACCAGATATACCAGCACGACCAGGCGGGATGTTAACAAAGCAAGTTTATAGAGATGAAATGAATCCTGGAGACATTGAGGGTAAATTTACACCTATAAAAACAGAAATGCCATATAGTGCAAGCTCTTTGGGTGTTTTGGATAAGAGGAAGGGCACGTTAACGAATCAGCCAGATATCAAGCAAACAGCAAGAGAAATAAAAATTAAAGATACAATGCAACAATTTGGTATGGATAAGGCCACTGCAACAAAATTGATAGATGGACATTTAAAAGTCAATACAGATTCCCTTGGAAATACTTCTATAGTGGATTTAACACAAGGCACTTCTAAACAAGTAAAAACCACCAATATAACGGGTGTTAAGGAACCTGAAACAAAACAAGGTTCTACGGCATTTATTAATGAATTTGAAGCAAAACATGGTACTGGAGTACTATCTAATATGCAACAA